TAGGGAATTCTGCACCTGTCTCAAATAGAGCTCCATAATTTGTAGTAATACAATATAAACCCGCAGCCATAGATTCTAATAAAGATATACAAGAAGTCTCTTCAAAGATGCTTGGGTAAACATACATATTATAATCTTTAAGATGTTCTTTAATATAAGAGTTTGGTTTGTAGCCAATGTAATTTACATTTGGCAATTTTTTTGCTTGTTCATATAAAGTTGTGTAATCTTGATCATTATTTTTATGAAAATTCTTTCCATATATCTCTGTTGAAGAATAAACATCTAAAGTAATCAAAGGGTTTTTAACCTTTTGCATGGCACCTAGTAGAACACTTAGTCCTCTCCAGGGTGTGTTCTGATGGATTATTCGTATGGGTTTACCTTGTTGATAGGGTTCTGCTTTTTCTATCTTATCTATTCCGTTCTTAATAACTACACATTGTTCCTCTGGAATATTAAACATCATTCTAAATTTTTCATAATTCCAATGTGAATTAAATACATACCAATCATACTTACTGTGGTTAGCTTTATTTTGAAACCAGGGAGCTATGTTAGGTTGATCGTAAGAGTTTTTTTGCCAAAGGATGTTTAACTTAGTAGGATGTAAAGGTATTTTTTCAGGAACAGACGTAGTGATCTGTACTTGATCTAATAACTCTTTATTAACGTATTTTTCTAAATACTCTAACTGTATTTCAGTCCCGCCTTTAGGGCTTTGATTTATCATTTTGCATAACTTTCTGAAGTATATTTAATCCTTTTGGGGAAACTTGAACTGTTATATCTTGAACAATATCAGGTCCTTCTACTTTCTCAGTAAACTTTTCACCCGTTTTAGTATTTCTAAAAGTGATGACAGTCGTACAATTTATTGTCGGTATATCTTTATCCATTTTCATTCTCTCTGTTTATAAGCGCATAACTAATAATACCTGTTATTTCATTAGCTGTGTCTGCTTGCATTTTTATAACATCTCCTGCTTCTAAATTCAAGGTGTTTGTTAACATATTAACAGTATTTTTATTTAAAGTTTCATGGCCAATTTGAACATCACTTCCAGAAACTTCTTTAACAAAAATATCCGTATTTACATTACTTGCAGTATCATGAACTGCTTGAACCGTTTTTACAATAGCAATAGCAGAGGTAGAAATAGTTAATACTGTAGTTAAGTTAGTAGTAGTTAAATCAAAAGTTTGGTTTCTGTAAAATATACTCATTAGGATAAGAAATAGTTAAAGGTGTCCTGTTCATTTTTTATATCTTGTTGGAAAGAAAAATTAAGTTGTTGTTTCATAGTTGTCACAGACTCTATAATTTGTCTTTGATTTTCTACGTCGTACTCTTGTTTAGGCTCAGGTATGTAATTACTTAATTTAGCCATTATCTTCTCCCGTCCGGTTGTGCATCAAGTCTAAAACTACCATAACGCCAAGTTTCACCTGCAGCATCATTTTCTATTTTAATAGACAGTAATCTTCCTCTTGCTCTAGTATCTATTTTATCCGTAGTACTTGTTATTGTAAAGGGACCTAAAGGAGAACTTGTTTGTGTGTCTGAAGGAAAATCAGATACAAACAAAGTGACTTTAGAATTACCCACTAAAAATTTATAGTCAGGCATAAATCTTCTCATTGACATAAACAGTTCCCCATCTTCAATATCAAAATCTCCCGATCTAATAAAAGCATCAATAGAAGTTGTGCCCGAACTGTTAACTTGATCTGTCCCTGTTTCGTGAGCATAGTACAAAGAAGCTCCATAAGTATTTGTAATTCCTGAAATACGTGAAAATATTGGAGTCGTTGTCGCGTTGTATTCTGTTGCATAAGGTAAATTAAACACCCCTTGATCTTGATATGTGGTTCTAGCTAATGAACTTGTAGTCCATACATTTTCACCAAAATTAAAAGTTACACATCTATCAATTTGTTCTGATCCTGACTTAGGATAGAACCAATTAATTTCTGTATATAAACTATTTGAAGCTGAATAAATGGTATCTGCTGAATTATAGTTAATACCTAAGTTTCCATTATTTGTAGTAAATACAAAATCTTCAACCAGACAAGGTAAAGATTTAACCGTACCATCGTACATAAAAAATCCTCCTTCACCTGACATCCAATATACTGCTCCATTAACATAGGTGGCCGCATGTTGAGAAATACCTCCACAATTTGTTCCTACCTGTCTAACTGAAAAAGTAAAAGGTGGACCAACAAATTGAATAATATAAGCAGCTAAATCAGTTAATACAAAAACATAATCCTTACCTTGAAGAGCAGCAGTAATTTTATTACCTGTGTCCAACCTAAATGTCCCTGCTGTATTTATAGCGGTAGGAGCGTATTCATCTAAATTTTCTTGATCTGAAAATCTTACAAACATAGGATCTTGAGTACTAGCATCGCCTATAGTCGTTTCTGTTCCAAAATGAAATAAATGTCTGTCTCTGTCTGATACAAGAGTAAATCGAGTTGCCGTAGGGTTATTTGTTGTTGCAAAACCAGAAGTAGAAGTAGAAGCTCTGACTGTTCTAGGATTAGTTTCTCCTGCATTCCATGTAAATGTTTTGCCATTAAAAATAGTTGCAACAAGAACTTCTCCGTAATTATCTAAAGACCAATTACCTGGATCTAGAGTTACATTAATAGTTCCTCGTTCTGTGCCCCATGTAGAATCTCCCCATAGATAAGTACCCCATCCATAACCTAGTGTTTGAAAAGTAGGCCCTACTATTTCATAAGGATTAATAGTTGCGGCTCCTGAAGCAGAGGCCGACCCACTAGCATTAACTTTCATTTCAATAGTAAAAGTATTATCATTAGGAACAGTTAAAACTTCAAAAGCACCTGTTGTAAAATCTGTTGCCGAATATCCTGTTGGAGGAGTAACCGCTGTAAACGTTATATATCTTCCAACTTGTAATCCATGAGAGGTTTTATTAACTGTCACATTATCCAAACCAGAAAAAGTATCAAACGTCGCTCCTGTGATTGCAGTAGCTAAAGGAGTAATATCGTAAAACTGTTCTCCATAATATACAAAAAGGCCTTGAGAAGTACCTATTGCTGTGTATCTTTCCCCTTTTAAACTTGTGAAAGCTAGCTGTGCTCTAGCGGGTCCAGGAAGAGTTTCTTGATTGACACTTAATTGTTGCCATCCACCTATTTTTTCAGGTGCAGTATATCTAAAACGTACAAAATCTCCATCCACCCATTGTCCTGGAAGAGCGGATGCTACGCTTTGTTTATTGAAACCTGCTGCAAAATTTACTTTTTTTAATGCCATAGGGTTGAATATACCTAAATTATTTAAAAAATCTATTATAATACTATTTTGCGAATGATGGTAGACCTAACATTTGTAGCATATAAAATCCTTATAAAGAAGGCAGTAGGTATGGTGGATTACTGCCTTCATCATAGGGGTATATCATCGTTTAAACCAAGATGGAAGACCTAAATGTGCTCTTTTAGTTTAATAGCCTTTAGATATGTATATATTCCATTCTAACTTATTTAATAAATCATCCAATTGAATTACTTTTAAAGACTGTTTTTTAACATAATCATTAAGTTCTGGAACATCTATAATGACCCAGTCCTTATCTGTTTCAAAGACTATCTTATCTGCTTTACTTGCAGTAGTTGCCTTTTTACCAAGTTGATTATTAGGCATTTGAAACATAGACCTTACATCAAATTTAAATTCTTGATTTGAGTTTTTCTTTAAAACTCCTGAAACATTCCAATGTTCGTTATTTTTTTGTGCCTCTGTTGGCCAGGTTATATCCTGTAAATTAATAGAAAATCTTGTCTCTATATTCAATTATAATATTAGTTCAGTAAGATTTTTATTATTACCAATAGTTCCTTTAATGAACACATTGAAAGCTAAACTTATTCTCGTATTAGTGCCTTCTTTGGTTTCCACCATATGAGTTAAAGAAGATGGAAACATAATAATATCTCCTGTTTTAACTGTGAACCACCATGTTTCAGAGTTCCATAAATTCCAATCTTTTATTTCTGGTTTAATAGTTTTATAAACGTTATCTTTAAAAAATTTAATCTTATCTAATTCTTCATGGCAATTAATATAAAATACTCCTGATACTAAAGAATTAGGGTGTGCGTGTTTATGATGATATTGATTTGTTTCTGTAAAATTTAACCAAGACT